TGCTTTTTCTTGGCAAAACTTTTCTGTAGTGTCAAGAAGCCATTCGAGTTTTTGTTCTGATTTGTCACTTGATACTTCCTTGAGTAGGTCAAGAGACTTATTTAACTCAACTTCAGTGAGTTTCGTAGACTCTTTGAGAGAAATTTCAAGAGCCGCAATCGGAGGGAGACTATTATACTTTAGGATGAACTCCTTTATTTGCTCGAAGAGTTTTCTTTCGTGGCTTTCGGTCAGATATTCTTTCTTCAGGAACGGCAGCGCCTTCCTCATGAATGTCTCGTTCCGAATCAGATTCGACAAGATCAAGTTCTCTGTTTTCATTCGGTTCCTTCATTACATTTTCAAGAGCACTCGTAAGTATATTACGCATTACGTTAGAAGTAAAGCGCGCAAAACTTTTAGACTTTACATCACAATTATTCAGATTAGAGATGATGTCATAGTCAAACGTCAATTGACCATCATCCCCAACCTTCACGTTATTAAACTCGACAATAACACCATCATATTTCTTAAGATACTTGATCGCGAATGATCCAGGATCACCATTCAAATCTAAGAAAAATGTATAGTGCTTGTCGAGTTTAATAAACTTTCGAGCATACCAAAATTCAAGTTTAGCAAGTAAATTTAACAAATTACTCATCATCTACCTCAGCAACTGTATCAATATTACCTGCTACCGCCGAACTAAATTGATAGTTTTTGCGAATCCACTCTTTGAATGATTCATCAGCAAGAATACTATCCCAGAATTCTGGACATTCAGTATCAGCCAAACGCCACTTCTTGCTATCAACTTCGCCAGTAGCAGTATTGACCTTTGCGTACCAGCCAACGTTTGGTTTAGTTGCATGACCAGACTCAAGAGCCATCTCAAGTAAACCACTGTACTTGCTAATGCCACCATCAAATCGAACAGTCACAGGGATCTTGGCTTTCTCTCGAACATAACGCGACTTCTCTACGTTGATGATGAAGTTATAGCCAATCAAATCCTGACCGTCTTTTTCCTGTTGACGACCAAGGATGTAGATGTTATCAGCCGAGTAATAGGAACCTGTTCCGCCACCGACAATATCCTTGGGAAACATACCGATTTCCTTATAGGTATGATTTACTACAACCATCGGAATATCCTTTAGGGTGAGGTGTGGTGTCACCATACGGAACAGGGATTTAATTTGCTTTGCGCGACTCATATCAGCAACTGACTTTTGATCAAGGGCATCCTCAACTTCTTTCTTAGAAGCCAAGTTACCGATTGAGTCAATGACGATCATGACGCGCTCGCCACGTTCGATCTGAGTCAACTGCTGCATAATATCAAACTTCAATTGCTCAACGTCTGTGATCGGAGTGTGAACAACACGATCAGTGTCAATGCCAAATGAAGTAAAATAGTTTTGCGGAGTGCCGAATTCTGAGTCATAGAAAAGAATAACTGACTCAGGATACTTGTCTTGATATGCTTTAGCCATCAAGAGGCTGAACGCAGTCTTGAAGTGTTTACTCGGACCAGCCCACATGGTGAGCCCAGGAGTGAAACCGCCATCAAGATCCCCAGAGAACGCAACGTTTACAACTGGAATCTTGGTCTGAATCATATCCTTTGCAGCGAAGAACTTCGATTTCGCAAGAATAGCAGTATCTTTAATTGTTGTATTTTTCTTTAACTTTTCGAGTAGACTCATGGTTTTCACCTATTGATTGTAAAATTAACGGCAGTTATCACATTATTATAATATATTTCTATCAGTTTAGCAACTCTATGTCTTATGATTCATCAAATCTATAAGAATTGCTTCCGTCGGGTTTGCTTCCTTGTATTGTCTGTTATCTTCTTTAATAATTTCATCAAAAAATTTCGACGTAGTTTTCATTTTAGTGACGCAAAAGTAATTTTGGATTTCATAGTTTGGTTTCCCATTAAGAATGTTAGTATCAAACAAATGAGTGTCACCATAGTAGACTTTATAGTTCTCAGGTATCGAATAATAACTTTGCTTATGCATGAACATACAAGTACCAGATCTGTAATGAAATCTAATGCTCTGCGTTATGTTCTTTTGCTCCCACTCAGCAAAATAAACTTGGTCTTCGGATACAAAGATACTGTCACTCGAGAAAGTAAATATACCGTTTTCTGGAGTCATGAGCAAACTGAGTGGCTCAAGAACATCAATATCAAACAAAACGTCATCGCTATACAGACAAATGCTATCGCAACTTGCTTCTATGACTGCCAAGTTCCATGCTGGATTTACATAAACGTTTTCTTTTTGTGGTAAATATTTTAATTTTTTTAGATTAAATATTTCTTTATCAGTTGCTGTCGTATCGTTATCAACAACAATAATCTCACCAACCAATGGATGTGAATCGAGTTGAGGAAGCATTTTTTTGTAATGCTCACCTTTCCATAAAGTTGGCATTATAATACTAATCATGAGAAGAACGCATCAATAGAATCCACCTTTTCGCTATGCCAATCAATAGACGATAAGATGATATCAAGTGGTTCAAGAAATGACTTTTCAAACTGAAGATCATGATCAATATATTGTTCCGCGCCAAGTTGTTTCGGAATACCAGATAAGAAAGCAAGAGTATTGTTATTGAAAATGTTTGGTTGCTTCAAGTAAATAAACTTGATCTTTTCGCCTTCTTGGATTAATTGGTATCGCTTCGTGAGATTCTTTGCTCTCAAGAAATGATTATAAACCAATGCGCCTTTAACATGAATGGGTGTACCTTTCTTAAAGATATTTGCGGCATCACCATATTCAGCCAACCCATTTACAGATCTTGGGAACGCAATATCCTCAACAGGCAATGTTCTAAACTCATGCCGAAACTTCTCAATAAACTTATGGAGATCATCTTGAGTTTGTGTCATGATGATATCAATGGCTTCTTTAATCTTTTTACGGCAAGCGGATGGCGTCGATGACTTAACAGCCTCAAGACCCATAATCTTGAGTTTGGGTTTAGCATACGCAACACCTTCGCTGTTATGAACGTTTAAAATATATCGCTTCTTGGCAGTCCAGATTGCTTTGTCAGCAAGAGACTCACGCTTCATTTCCATGCGCTGTTGAAACGCATTGACATATTCTTTTAGTTCTTCATAAGAAGAATCAATGAACGGCTGGATTTTGTCATCGCAAACCTTGTCCATAAACTTGATAACTTTCTTTGTGTCAGAAGTATCAGGATAAAGTTTTTTAACCAGCGGACCCATGTTCAAATAGATCGAGTCAGTATCCGAAGCGATGACATAATCCTCATCTTTGGTTTTGAGAATATTGTTCATATACTCATTGATCTTCTTCTCAATCCAACGAATAGACAACTGACCTGCTGTCGTGATACCTTCGGCGATACGAATATCAAAGAAGCGGAAGTATTGATTACCCAGCGCACCGTAAGCAGAGTTTAGAGTAACTTTCTTTGCCAACTGAAGATTGTTGTATCGTGCAACTTGGTTCTCGAGATACTGAACTTGATTCTTATCTTCAAGAACAGTTTCGATTTTCTTCTTTGCTTCCAGCGCCAACTTCTTATAGCGTGTACGATCTTTGTACATGCTATCCATAATTTCAGGCAATACACCCTGACCTCTATTCATATGAAATAACTGACCATTTGGTGTTACAGTAGCACCAAGATCTTTTAGAATATCAGTATCAACTTTCTGATAAAGCAAGTTATCAACATTAACATCGCAATTCTGAATAAACCCACGCATATTGTCGTTATACTTCGCTGGCTCAATCAGAGTCTCCATCGAAATATTATACTGCATGATCAAGTGCGGATACAGACTGTTCAAGTCGAATGATGCAACCCACTCATGCATGCCAAGAATCGGATCCTTAACATACGCACCTTCATAAGCAGTTTTTTTATCCCCTTTTGACATTTGTGGGATAACAATCTTTTTCTTTAGCAAGTAATTATAAACGATCGCATCCCACATTCTCACTTGCGTGAACACATCATCGTAGTTTACTTTGTTATCATACGCAAGAGTCAAAGCCAACTCAATTAACTTCATCTTGTCTTCGAGTTTCTCGACAAGTTCAACGTCTTTGATGTTATACTCAATGAACTTTTGATAGTCGTGCTTGTAGAGTTGGTGTAGTGTTTCGAATTCAGAATAGTCTAACTTCTTCTCACCCAACTCAACGTGAGCAATATTGTCTAGTCTGTACGACTCTTGTTGTGAATAAGTAAATTTGCGATAGAGTTGGATGTAATCAAGAATCGCAATCCCAGGCATTTCATATACCTGAGTTTTGCGATTCATAATATAGGCTTCGCGTTCGTTGATGCGATTCCAAGGAGATAACTTTTTGGCTTCTTCTTCACCAAGAAGTTTCTTTATGCGATTTACGAGATAGGGAATATCGAAGGTTTCAATATTCCACCCAGAGACTACATCTGGATGCCATCTTGTCCATAGGTCGAGGAAGCGTCGTATGAGATCGGACTCATCTCTGCACTTTGCATAGTGCACGTCGTCACGATGCTTGACGTAATCGCCACAACCAAACACAAAATAATTACCTTTAACTTTGATAGAGATTGCGGTGATTGATTCGTTTGCATCTCTTGGTTCTGGAAATCCATTTTCGGATCCAACTTCGATATCAAGATAGGCAATAAGTATTTTACTGACATCCCAAAGAATATCATCAGGATACTCATCAGCAATA